GCTATATTGGGCAGTTAGGGTCCCTTGTGTGGTTCCTCTATGAACGCACAAGGAGATGCTATCAGCTTAGTTCAACCCGATTGCGGCGGATGCCTTTGGATGTTTCGCGGGTTGGGGCTCCTAGAATATGACTTCGAGGGAGACCTAAGTGCCTTTATGAGGAGCAGTCTATCCTTGACGCTTCTTTCCCCCATGTGTATAATGGTCTCTAGTAGAGCCATCCATGATTTGGGGTTTATACTCATACTTCTGGGTTGATGTAAGTCTACGCCTTTGCGTGACCCCAGGAACAATGGGCGCCCTGGCTACAGGAGCTTTTAGCTCATTGAGTAATTGTTTATCGCCAGTATGCACTCTAAGAAAATTATTTTTCTTAAACATTGCTTTTATGGTTTCGTCTTCATCTCTTACATACCATATTTCGGTGCATGCACCGCCTTTGAGATGGACGAGGTCCCACTTAGTCGAGCGTGTCGCAATAAGTAGGACGTTATGTCTAGTCCTTGGTCTTTGGTTTCCTTCAAGGAAATCCAAGATTGCGCGTATTGAGCGCCTTGTTGCTAAGATATTAGATCCATCATATATATCTGTGATTGGACCAAAGTTATTTTTTAGGACATCTCTTGTTGTAGTTTCAATGCCAAAGTGTTGAGCATTGTACAGAGATGGTATTATGGAGTATCTCTTTTGCTCGTTATAAATGTTTCTTTCCTTCTTTTCTGCCTTGAGAAACGATATGATGTCGTTTGGCGAGATTACAGAAGGTTTTACTTGTATAGGATACTCGATTGGCTGTAGAGTTGTATAATTTCCAGCCAAGATCGCATCCATACGAGCTGTGGAGGATTGGGGGACTGGGCCACTACCGATTGGGGATAATCTAAAAACGTCCATTGGTAGGTATACCCCTCCCTTTATATCAATTCCTTCAACAACAGGTGTAATTGCAGGGAGGTCCCAAGTTGATCTTGTTGGTATTCCTTCCCCTGTCTGTATCTTATAGGCGATCGGCCATGGAGCTCTAGCTCCATGTAGTTCAAATCCAGCCTCATTCACCTGTTTATATTTCATATGGTATCTCCATCTAATATATTCAAAACCGCGTTTTCTTACCTCTTCCGGAAATCCATCAGTTTGTTTGAACCATTCTTTTGGCATAGTGAGCCAGTGGTTACCATTCTTTTGCGGAAAGAGGCATTTTATTG